TCTTAGTATTTACGGCATCCTCAAGAGCCATACGGGAGCCAAGTTGAGATACCGTTTCTTCTAGGCTTGAGATCGTCGCAGCCTGTTGGCTAACCCACCACACTCCAGCAGTTAACTGTGCAGCCATTGCAGCAACCAAGGCAAGCGGCAGCCTTAAGTTTTCCATTACTTACTCCCAAAGAACTTCGATACCGACCTCATCCCTATGCTGGCACTCACGATACCTCCGAGGGAATATTGATACCACTTTGGCATACCATCAAGTGAAGCGAACCCAGCTTGTACTATCGCATTACCCCAGTCACCACAGAAGGCTAGTATCAGGGGGATAGAGAACAGGAGTGTGATCCACTCGTCTTTCCATGAGTTTTGTGTCGCACGGATAGCTTCTATGTCCCAGTCGATCTCACCAGTTAACTGCTTCTTCTTTATCTCAGCTTCTGTCAGTTTAAGCTGTGTCTTACTGTCGATGATACTAGCAGCTAATCCACCGATGGAACTTATGATTTGACCTATCATTTGCTATACTTCTCCTCATGTACAATCTTAGTGGGTGTAACTGTAGTCTTAGACTCTTTGCCCATCCAGATACCAAAGCAACCCGTTAAAGCCCCCATACAGACCGATACAAGCCCACTCTGGGCTACACTGGGGTCAGGTAACGACATAAACCAATGTACAGCTTGATACGTCAGTACAGTGACCGCCAGCATCATAAGCCTTGGTAGAACTTTCCAATCATCAAGTATTGTCATTACCACTTCCCTTGTTTCTTACCGAGGAAATAAATCCCCAAGCCGAGGATACCAACTCCTGATACCACCACCAGTATGCCCAAAGTCCACTCCAGAATAGTCTGCTTGATCTCCGCTTTACGATACAGAGTTGCCTGACGATCCTTACGAACTTTAGCTTCAATCTTAAGAAGCTCGTCCCAAGCCGACTGACCATAGGCAAACTGAATATACTGCTTAATTTCAGCACGAAGAGCCTCCGCTTGTTTCTTCTTAGCGAAGATGTCCATTGCACTTGGGCCTGAGCTTCCTAGTAAGATAGCATACCAAGGTTGATCCTCAGCCCTCTTATGTGCAAAGTTAATGTCAGAGATAGCCCCAGCGAACTTAGCTAGATCACTGGAGATACCACCGATGTCCTTACCTAGCTGTATCCCACGTTTAATGGCTGATACGGCTGTCTGAGCGGCAGCAAATGCTGTAAAGGGATCAATCATTTGAACTTAACCTCTATAGGACACACATAGCTATGGCTTACCCTGTAAACCCTGTCGTACCAAAGCCCATTCTTCGGGAGACCACAATCGTAATAACAGTATTGGAACAACTGGTTTCCTCCGTCAGTCCAAGCATGTCCGAAGGAAACAAAGGCCAGTACGCATAGCACTATTGACCCCTATTAGCCATAGCCTCTACTGCACTACGAATAGCTTTAATGTTTTCATCAATCCTAGCCATCGACACAGCCTGAGTATTAACAGCAGACTCAAGCCTTGTGATCCTAGATTGTGTCTCCATGATGTCGTCACGGTTACTTTCGATGTCCGACATCATCATTGATACAGTCCAAACGATAGCTGCACCTTGAGTAATGAGACCTAAGATTAACCCTATTGATAAATTATTGTTAATCATCTCCTTGCTCATGGGTACGTCTTTCGGTCAAGTTCGAAGTGAGGTGCATCATAGAAGCTCTTCCAGTCACCACCCCATACGATAGGAATTTCGAGCTCTTCTGCTGCTTCTTTCATAGCTTCAGCCATAAGCTCAAAGCGTTCTAGGTCTTCCCAATCGACAGGATAAGGAACCATGTCTACAGCATGACCTGTGATATGTCGTGAGTTCAAGGTAGTTGACTTACCAGCCTTGAGTAGCTCTCGTTGACGGTTGATGTGACGGATACCTTCGATGACTGTAAAGTCAACCTCAGTAATCTCAATGGCTCTCTTGACTACAGCGACCATATCAGGGTTAACGCCTGACAGGTTCTGTAGACTGCGTGTTCCAAGTTTGTAGGGCATTAGCTATTCCTTATTCTGGTTTAGTAGGCCACGTTACATTGCGAGGAAAACCTGATTGGTCTGTGATGTCCAAAAGGTCTCTTCGGTATTGTGTCCACTCAGTTTGCTTTTCTGTAGTAAGTTCCCCCCACCGCAAAGGGTTAGACACAAGTGGATCAACTCCTGTGCTTAAAAGCCTGTCACGCTCTGCGCGAACCTCTGTAGCTTTCCATTCATCATACACCGCATCAGAGGGTGCTGCCCAAGCTCCACCTTCGTAAGTGTGCAAGTGAGATGGACGTTTCGTTACTTCAACAGTTCCGACTGGGTATGCAGCAATAATCTCATCCGAAGGGTCTGATAAGGTTTCCCAATAATCCCCATTAGGATTTATAAAGTATTTGGACATTTTAGCTCCTATGACAGTCTTGAGGCGGCGCGATTGGAACTGCCCTCTGTTTTATAATAGTGTGTATTAGGGACAATAAAATAACCATTATCCCATGTCCCGCTATCACCGTCAGCCCCACCAACAAGAACGCCGCCACTAGCGGTTGTGCTGACACGAGCCGCCCCACCGCCAGTATTTAACTGATAATAAATTGCAATGGCACGACCTGTAGTGTTTTGATACCAAGTATCTGTAGTCAAAGTTGTACTTGCGTAAGATTGGTTTACGCCAAGTGTATCTGGCACTAAGCTATCTATAGCAGCCTTAACCTTAGTTGGCGACACAAGGCTCTCTGTAGTTCCTGTACCAGCTTCCCAAGTACCTGTGGTTTGATCTCCGATAAGTCCTGTCTGACTTCCGCCAGAAGATACCACCAAGGTGTCATCAAAGATACGAAAGGCATCTGAACCTTGATCTAAGTATCCTATACTGATCCACTGGTCGTCGGCCTCTGTCCTCATCTTCAGTGTGTTAGACCCCGTGTCATACCATAACATATTTGCGTATGTAGTGGAAGGGGCAGACGATCCAGATGAAGTGCTACCAAGTGCTTTTAATGCGTTATTAATATCCGCTCTAGCAGAGGAGGCTGTTTGATTAGCAATGTCTAAGTCATGTTGGCTCATAATAGCCCTTTCTATTAGTATTCAACTGTAGCACTAAGTGCAGATACAACTGGGGTAAAGTTCGTGTTTGTACTACTTAAGATGGCCTTAAAGCGGAAGGCTCGACCAACTACAATAGTCCCATTGGCAGGAATATAGCTACTCCAAGTTGGAGACCCAGCAGGATCATCTGTAGTTGATGACACATAAACTGCAATAGATACATCACCAAATTCAGCGGTTTCATCCGTCCAAGTGTCAAAGTTACCGGGCCAAGTATCAAAGTCCTGAGGAATGTTATCCCACAGTAAAGTGCCATTGTCATAACCACGGGTGAATGTGCGTATGCCAGTAACACGAGCGTTACGAGACGATCCTGTGTCTATGTAGTTACTAAACAGGTATCCACCTGTCGGATTAGCAGCGGAGGTATCGTCAATCTCTAAGTTGCTGGAGATTACAGTAGTGTTAGTCTTAGCGCCAGAAAAGGTTGGGTCTTCCGTCTGAGTGTCAGTTTGACCCAACTGAGGTAACTCAGAGGGAAGGACTATGGTTGAGGTTACATTCTCACTAAAGTTATCTTCCTTATCGTAGGCTCTAATTAAGAATGTACCAGACCTAGCTGGAACTGTAGTTGATGTACCCGGCCTAGCAATCTTTTCAACGATTGTAGTGGAGTTGCTCCAAGTTGCACCTGTAGTATTTGAGTTATGCTTGACCTCGTAGTGACTTAAATCAGCATCAGGGACAGGGGGCCACGATAGAAATAATGTGCCGCCTGACAATTCTGCCGTTAACGAAGGTACATCAGAGGGATCACCAATAAAGGCGTTAATTTCCACATTAAGTAGATATTCAAACTCACCCTTGATTCCAAAGGTGTTTATAGCCCTAGCTCTAAAGTCATAGTCAGCAACTTGTAAGTCTCTTACCTTAAACTCACCCAGCGGCCCCTGACCAAAAGAGGAGTAGGTCGATTCAGTTGATAGTTTGTACTCTACTTCTACATAGTCAATACCCTCTGGGCGACTTGATGTAACTGTAGCTACAGCTATATTAGATACTTTTTGGTTGCTAACCTGAGCCTCAGCTAACACAGACAGTCCGACAGAGGGAACACTAAAGGGTGATAGGAGGGTTGTATTATCTCTTTCGTACACAACACCATCATCAACTTCATCATATACAGATTCAGCAGTTTCCCGTAAGGTCATCTGTGTCTGTAGGTCAAGGCCATCCGTAAGGCCAAAGTCCCAAGCGATAACTTCAAACTCTTTGTTATCCCAACCAAAGCGGGAGTTAGTCAAGCGGATGTTATCACCAACTTGTACCTGAAGTGTCTTTAACCCAAAGGAAGCACTAACAGTAAGCTGCTGTCTATTACGCTCCAGCGAAATTCTAGCAATGCGTCTAGCCTCAATAGAGTTATCTGTAAATGGTAGATCAACATCAGCTACGGACTCCTGTCCACCATCAGCGGCAACAAAATCTGCACTAGTTACTTGTGGGTAGTCTGTGGTCTGCCAGTTGCTCTCTTCACCACGGAATGTACCTTTGACAGTATTGAAGTTATCCCTACGGGAATGACGTGTGGATACACTCATACTAGAGCGCAAGTCATCTTCGTTGAGGTCTAGCACAGGTGCGGTCCAGTAGGCCGGTTTCATACGCCACTTACCTTGAGCATACCATAAGCTACCGTCCATAGACGTTAGGATACCGTTAATCATGTCGTAAGGAGTAGAGGCTGTAGTGAAAGCACCATTACAAGTATAACGTGTTGTACCCGCATCTGTGTTAGTCTGGTCACACACGCTAGCAGCAATACCGACCAAAACATCATCAATGTTAGCAGTTTCTTCAGCTATGCCATAAGAGGACGTTAGGTAATCCCTCAAGCATAAAGCTGGGTTATCTGACCATGCTGTCGTTGATGTACGAGGGTCATAGACTTTCTTACCACTGATGGTAGCTGTGATCTCAGGGATACCATTGGGGAATACATCAGCATCAAAGGCTAACCGTATGTACATATAAGCAATACCACGGAGCCTGTGTTCAGTAGTCCAGTGGGCAGACTCATCTACAAGGAAGGTATCAGCAGTTTGATTTGGTAAACCCAAGTGTAACTTGATACGGACTTTACCATCGTACTTACTTGGGGAGGTAACATTTCCGCTACCATCTAATGTTACAATCTCATCGTTAATATAGATTTCATCAAAGGATTGTATCTCATGTCCAGCGACAGCAACAATACGATGTAGGTACTTGTTATTCTCACCTGTGGCTTCATCGTATATACGAGCGCCACCAACACGAACCTTACCATAGATAATCTGATGGTCTAATGCAGTACCAATAGCTGTAGTTTGATAGCCACGGTTGCCAAAACTTGGTGGTTTGGGCGTAAGCGCCCGTAATGCTGCTGCACCAAGTGCGATTGTCGCAGCACCGACAGCACCTATTAGAAATAGAGAGGTTGTCGCTGGCAAAGCAAGAGCGTAAAAAGTGGCACTTCCAATCGCAAGAAGGGTGGAAACTACAACCATATTATAAAACCTTCTCGTATTTAGTTTCTATCTCATGGTATCCCATGCGCACAAGGAAACGACCAATAGGGTTCTTGCTAGAGGAAGACGCTACAACCCTGTAGATACCATCTTCTTTCATACAAGTCTCCACAAACTTAAACAATCGTTTACCGACTGTAGACTTCCTGTAGTCCTTGTGGACGTAAACTGCATCGTAAATCCCAACAGGGTCAAACTTAGATGTCAGGGGGGCTGTAATGAGAACGACAAAGTACCCAATCAATAGTCCATCTTTTCTCGCGGTGAAGAACTTAAGATGTCCAGCTTCCTCTAAACGAAAATACTCATCCCAGTTAATATGAAGCTCTTGTGTAGGATGACCTGACTCGTCCCACTCAAGTATAGCTAAGGGGGCAACTTCATCTTCTACAAGGCTTAAGAACTCTTGTTGATACTTAACCATTACTTTCCGCTCTACCCCAAGAAATCTTCTTGTCCTGTAGGTCTTCAATAAAGTCACACCCAAGATCACCGGGGTAAACTGACTTCTGATAACCAGAGGTAAAACGAGCCACTCTAGCTCTCTCAAGGTCAATAAGTTTGTTCTCAACAGTCATCTCGATAGTAGCTGTATCTCCAGCTTCTTCGATGTTCATCTGATCCATGTAACCTGAGAAGACCTGATTGAATACCTTCTCACCCATGACCCCGAAATAAATATTGCACACACGACCCTGATAAGGTTGCGTGAGGGCTAAACTGATTAAGTTTGAGGGGATACCAGTTAGGGTTATTGTTGCTCCCTTAACAGCCATCTCTTGCGTTTCTTCTATGCTTGAGATGTTTAATAGTTGTCCTGCACCAACGTAATCCTTCCCACCTATAGTGAGAGTTCCTACACCAGTCCAAGTGTACACAGGATTATCATCAAACAGGAGGTCAACAGCAAAGAACGGAAATACTTCAGGTTGTTCTATTGAAGTTACTGTAGTCGGGGTTAGGTCTCTTGACATGGTATTTCCTTATTGCACGAGGGCCTCAACAGCCTCAAACGATATTCCATATGTTGACGCATTATTGATTGACCATGAGGATATGTTTGTTGCTAGTCTAAAGACACCCTTTGGTGCATTAAAGATAACTGTCTCACTCGTATAGTTAGAGCGTAACGCTGGCCATATCTCTAAGTTACCACCCCCGTCTTGATCTAAGAGTACCTGATGGAGTTTAGCCGATGCCCCCGACCCAAGCTGAATATAGTCACCCGCCAGTAATGTGCCAGTCATAACGACAGTAACAGTTTCATCTCCAGCATTACCTGTGAGTGTACATGAGCTAACTGTACCCTGTGGTGTAGCATAGTCAGGATCACCTAAGAGGAACGTACCAGTTTGACCCTTAAGTCCAACCAGTAGTGCCTTCCACTGTGCAGCCTTATCACGATGTACCGAGGGAATACTAACTGAGGCTTCCCACTTCTGTCCACCGTGGGAAATGATCTGTTGCTTATAGGTAAAGGGAGACTGAGAGGTAGCTACAGCATTAACTGCCCTTAGCTCAATGCTCTCAATTCCGATAGACGTTGGTGTAGCTAATGGGTAGCTTAGTGCCATATTGTTGTTCCTTTAACCAAAGACAGCTTTAGTTGTGCCACCTCTACGGCGATCATTAAGCATTGAGTTCTTAGTCATCTGTGCGATCTGAGGTGCAGCTTGAGCAATGATCTTCTTAACGCTGTCGTCACCATTGGCTTGAAAGTTAAACGATTGGTTGATGACTACGTTATCACCACCGCCACCTTCCATCTGTACGCCTAGCTTACCGTTAGCACCACGCTTGAGTGGCATGATGGCTTCAGGCCCAGCTTCTCCCATAAGACCAGTCTTACCACCAGCCATAGGGAATAAGGTTGGACTACCGACTACACCACCATCAGCGTAGGCTTGTATCTGTGATCCACCTGAGAAAGCACCACCGTCAGCGAAAGGAAAGCCGAAGAAACTCTTAGCTGCATTGACCATCTGTTGAACGACAAGAATACGGTAGAGTTCAGCTATGATCTCTCTAGCCATATCACGGAAAGCATCGCTAACAGTCTTAGTTCCGTCTGCCATAGCCATGAGACCATTTTCCATAGAGTCAGTAACCAGATCGTTCATCCGTTTACGCTCTTCCTCAATGCGGAGGAGGTTTTCGTTTGCGGTAATCTGAGCTTCAAGACCAGCGACAGTCTTAGGGTTATCCTCTACAAACTTAACACCAAGGGCTTGTATGACCCTTTGTCTGGCTTTTGTTTTACCAAGGAGTGCATCCTCTAGGTCTAGTTGAGAACGCAGCTTCTTAAGGTCTGTTTCCTTACTGCTCCCCTTTTGAGCATCTTTAAGAGCGTTAATCTTCAAGAGTGTAGTCTCAAGTAAGTCAATATTTTCAAGAGCTTTATCTTGCTCCATTAAAATATCGTAAGGGTCTCCTCCAGCGTCGAGTGCGGCTTTTGTTTTTGTTTCTACATCCTGCCTCATTCCAGCTACTCTGCCAGATACCCCTGCATCACCACCAGATTTTAATGCGTTAAGTTGAGCTAAAGCCACAGTCAGGGCTTTGTCTATACCTGTGCCAAAAGAGCCGAGTTGATTCATAGCTCGACCCGCTTCTTTTATTTCTGCGGTGAGTTCCCTAGCTCTTTCTATACGTTCCTCTTCTACTATTTCAAGTTTAGTAAGTTCTTCGTACTGTTGTATTAGTAGGTCAGCTTGAGCCTGAGTTAATTTGTTAGTTTTAACTAACTCTTCTTGTTCCCTTATATATGCCGCCACTTTGTTAAGCCTTGCGGTTTCAATATATGTGTCAGACTCTTTTGTGAAGTCTATAGACGTTCTTAATAAAAGAATTCGTTCTCGTAACTCTGTTTTTTCCGCCTCGTAGTTAGCCATTCTTTCTCTGGAGGCTTCTCTTCCTACGTTAACTATCTTTTCTAGGATTTGTAATTGGCTTTCAAGAGATTCTATAAACTCTTGCCCCGCTTTAGGAAGGGCCATTTGTTCTTCGTCTGACAAGCTAGATAGAACAGCGGTGTACATATCCTTGACTAACTTAAACGACTGTTTAGCGTCCTTAGAAGTAGCAGCCTTCTTTAAGCCATCAGTAAATCCATTCATCGCTTCCGTAGAAATAGCATTTTCAAGACCTAAATCACGAACATTTTTTCTTTCAGATAACTCTGTTCCGCTCATTCCTGTATAAACGTCCCCAGATACATCTGTCCATCTATCCCAGAACCGTTCAAATATGCCAGAGAAGCCCTCTGAAGCTGTAGATAACTTTGAGGCCGCTTGCTGTAATCCCGCAAACATCATGTTCTCAGCAAATCTTTTAGATTCGTCTGCTGCTGTCTTCATGTCGTCAGCTAATTGACCGAACTTGTTATGTATGTCTAGGTCATTTATAGTATCTATAGCATCTGTGTAATCATCAAAAGAATTTTCTACACCTTCAATAGCTTCTTTTAGTGTCTTAGCTTCCCCAGAAGCCTCTTGAAAAGACCTAAGTAGCATTGTGCTTACGGCAAGTCCGATACCAATTACCGCACCCGCAAGTCCCGGTAAAAGTCCAGCAAGCTGTGTACCCTGTTGACCGAAAGCTACTAGTGCGCTAGTTCCAGATTGAACCTGCACAAAAAAGTCACCTACTTGATAACCCACTTGTTGAGCTACCATACCAAACTTATTGGCCTTGTTCTTAGACTGAACAAGTGCGTTGGCTTGTTTATTGATTGCATCACTTCCAGACCCTAAGACCTTATTTAGTTTTGCAATTCTGGTGTCAAGTTGGTTCACACCCTTAGAGTAATCTAAGAGGCTTAACTTTCCTTTATTGTAGGCACTATCAAGAGCTTTATAGCCTTTTTCGAGGTTCTTTACCTCTTTCTCCAGCTTTTCTGTATTTTTGATTGCCTTTAGAACGTCGTCATCTTCAACGCTCATTACAATTTTAATATCAGCCATTTGCCACCCTTAAGTATTCTAGGTCAAGTCTCTTTATGGCCTCAATCTCCCAAGGCTCAATAGATGTTTCCGTAAGTTCTTTCCATGCCTTAATCTGCTCAAAGGTAATAGGCGCTGGGCCACTAAAGCCTGACCCTCTGCTAGAGCTTAAAGCAATAAAGGCAGACCAAACGTGGGATATTAGCATGGGGAAGGGTGTCGGGGGTTCCAATGCTTCTACTCTACGTCCAGTCTGCCTCTCTACTTGTTCAAGATGTTCTCGTTCTGTAGTACCATTCTGATCTGGTTTATTCAGGTTGAACTGATGTCCAGCCCACTCAACTAACTCACAGATCAGACCTTCATAAAATCCAGAGAGTCAGTCACAACCTCCTCAAGCTGGTTCCTAATCCAAAAGACTTCTTCGTAAATGTCTTTGGCCTTAGCGACAGTGAGCTTAGGCATCTCTCCGCCGTAGGTAATGTTCCAAGCCTTAGTCGTCTTAGCTAAGACCTCCAGCGTAGCTTCCTCAATGTCTGAGTAGTCAACATCTTGAGACTTACTCTTCTGAGCTTTCTTAAGCCGCTTGCTGATTTGCTCATGTTGAGCTTTCTTATACTCTTTAGAATGGGGCGCAAGAATAGTAATTGTCATATCCGTGCCATCGTCATTCTTAAGTGCATCACCTGTTGCTGGGTGTTTAATCTCAACAACAATGTCGTCTAAATTAGGTGTCAGGTCTTTCAAGTCCATCGGGGTTTCCTTTCGGGGGAAGTTATGTCGGGTTGATTAACGTGGAGACCCCCGACCCGACTCAGGAGCCTCCACTACCTAGCTAGGTATCCAGTTATGCTGGGCGTGTGATCTTAAGGTTAGTACCTTCTGTCGCATCATAGAGGGCTACGAAGGACATAGAGATCATACGGCTAGTTGGGCCATCGACACCAACATCAGCAGAGTTGATTTTCACTCGTGGGAATGAGAAGGTATAAGAGTTAGCACCTGTAGGATCATCTACGGATACTTCAATCTCAGTTTCAGTCTCGTTGAGGAAACGGTCGATCAAAGAGGCATCTTCAAAGTAAGCCGTCAGTGTGCCTTCAACTTCTGCACGACCATACTCAAGGGAAGGTGCGCTATCATCGCCAATGACGAAGGTAGGTGCGTAGGAGTTGTTCAGGGTGAAGTCAAGGGCTGTCACGATGGCTACAGCAGCAGCACCGCCTACGTTACCGATGGAAATGTCACCTGAGTAAGCATCGAAAGGAGCAGCACCAGAGGCAGCATCCTGTGTCTTCTCAGAGGCACTGATGGTCATGTCTTTGCCTACCATGCCGAAGGTAGTAGTTACCATCTGGTTAGGAGCAAGAGAGATACCCATAGTGGAAACTGACATGCCTGTGAATACACGAGCTTGGTCAATGTCAGCAGCGTAATCTTCTATTGAGAAGAACTTAGGTGTTGTGCCAACTTTAAGGACGTTAGTTGCCCAAGTGTTGAGCATAGCTGATTCAAGGAAGGCATCGAAGTCACCATCACGGAGGTCAACAACAATGTCGCCACCTACTTGACGGTTGCCATGACGATCAACACGAGCCATACGGTCAGCTTGAATGTCAGTACCAGCAACACGATCTTTAGT